CATATACAAATCTCCATTAATCGTTAACTTCCTTCTACTATTATGCAGGTAATGCTATTGCCTTCATTACAAAATTTTGGTAATCATCTGTTGCATCACCACCCCAATATATAGTGGGAGCACCTGCAGTACTATCACATTTAGCTGCAAAAAATAGAATATTTGATGAACCTACTGCTGCTAAATTACCTGCACTTATATACCAAGACAAAGTAACAACCCCATTTCCACCCCTACAAGAACCTACTGTAACTGCCTTATCAAATTGGTCAGGGTGAACTAAACTATTTGAAGCATAAGTGCTATGATTAGATATTGAAGCAAATACATTTCTACCACCACTTCCTTGCACATAAGTAAAAGTAGCTTGTATTTCTACTTTTTCACTTGGAGGTGTTTTAAATGATACTGTCAGAGCACCATCAGGTACAATATAAGATGTTGTTAAAGCATAAGAATCATCAGCAACATCTGCACCTACCTGAGTATATCCAAGTATCATTCCTGCATAAGCAGAATCTGTTGCACTAAATTCAGTACCATTATTTTTAGCTATATATTTACCATCAGCAGTGTCAAATACTAAAGAAGCAGCAGCGTCAAATATTAAATCTCCATCAGGAGCTAAAGTTAAATGTCCTGCAGTAGTATCAGCATCAGTAGTTGCTATTGTAGTTGCACCTTCTGCTGCAACTGTTATATCAAAAAAGTCATTTACATTAGTATCATCATATATTCTAAGAAAAGTGCTATCACAATCAAATAAAAAATGTAAAGCAGAATCATCTTTAATTGATACTCTACCACCATCAGCATTTAACTCAATATCTCCTCCAACATCTAATGTCAAATCACTTGATGCTACTATTTTATCTATTGAATCAATAGTTAAATCTCCTGATGAATAAGTAACATCAGACAATTCATTAAGTTCAGTTGCACCTGCATCTGTTCCAGTTTGAACAGCAGAACCATTTACATTTATAGCTTCTGCATTAATTGTTCCTCTTATTTTTAATTCAGTTTCAGATATTTCAACTGGAGATACTTTGCCACCAACCTTAATAGGTTTCAGATCAGATTCTAATGTACTGTCATCACCTAAAGAAATAATATTTTTAATTATTTGCTGAAAAAAACTATTAAGGCTGGTTTTAATATCCTGAATGTTTAATGCCATTATTTTTTCTTTTCAAGTTTCTTTATTCTTTTTTCAAGATTATCTACTGGAGGGTGAGCATATTTTTCAAGGTTAATCAATCTTTTTTCAAAATCCTTTGCTTTAATATCAAGTTCATTATCTTCCTCTACATACTTTTTCATGCTCTTGATTGCTCTTTTTTCCATAACTTTCTGTATAATAATACCTGCAACCTTTTTAACTAAAAATGCCTGTATCATTAGTTATCACTCCTCAATCCTTTTATTAAACCTTGAAGTGCTGAACCAAAAGTATTTTCAATCAGGTCTATAAAATAAGGTTCTATTGTTAGATTCCAGAGTTGTCTTGTAAATTTCCATTTAGATAATCCTAATGTGAATACTACACCTAACCTATAAAAAACATTAAACACTAATGATTTAATTTTTTCATTTGGTATTCTTTTTAATAGAAAGAGTGCTATTGCACTTCCACCACCTGCAAAGATACCTATGTTGTTAGTTAAAAAATCCATGTTTTTCTCCTATTTGAATTGATAGTTTATTCCTGTTGTAAAAGTATATTGGTCCTTAAACATATTTAAGTAATTAGATTCTATAAATAATCCAATATTGCCTATATTATATCCTAACAATAAACCAACTTCATATTTAGCTTCATCTACAAAAGCATAATCAGTTAATGCTTTAGAAAAAGGCATAATAGATGTCCATGTATGAAAATAAAATTTTTCTTTTCCCCAGAAGTAATCAAGTCCTATTACTAAAGATGCTGAATTTTGTGAGCCAAGAGCATCTATTTGATCTTCATTATATTCCATTATAATATCAGGTAAATGATACTGTTCAAATTCTGCATCACTACCTGCTACATAATTACCATTCTCATCTTCCCAGTAATAATTAACACCTTCATCAAAATATATCCAGTAACCATCAAGTGTATATGGATCAGTTTCTATCCATACATAATAGGGATCATCAATAATTCCATTATCATTTAAATCAGTTGCAGGAATCATAAAATCTTCATAGCCATAATCAAAAGCAAGATTCCACCAGAAATCATTATACTCTGAATAAGCATCATAACCATAAGCAGAATGTCCTAATAAAGCCATTCCTACTGTAATATCAAGGTTATTATAGTTTAACCTATACCTTATATCTCCCTGATAAAATTCAAGGTTTCTGCTATCAATTTTGTAATACTTAAATTTATAAACAAAATGGTCCTTAGTATTTCTGATCCAGAATTTAGTATCAGCAAATTCTAATTCATTAAGTTGAACCTCTGAATGATTGATTAGATATTCCCAACCATTAACTGAACCCATGAAAGCATTATCAGTTATATTTTCTTCTGTGCCATCATAATATCCTTGCTTAGCTTGGTAAGCATATCTACCAATCTTTCTTATTCCAAAAGTAAGGGAGTAATTATCTTCTTGTTCTGCATTTGTGTCCTTTGGCTGGTTCGGTGTTGCAAGAGAATATGAAGTGTACATTGTTGCATACTTAAAGAAATCACTCCCTAATGTTAAACTTATAATTATAATTGATAGTAAATATTTCATTTAAAATCTACCTCCAGAGTTCTTTTCAACCTTTTTTAATCTTTCTTCAAATCCATCTAATTTAATATTCAGATTATCAAGTTTAGTTTCTATTCCAGATAAATCAATAGTAGGTATTTCAATCTTTCTATTCTTTAGATTATTAATATCAGCTTTAATTGCTATAAGGTCAGTTGCAAGAGGTGTCAATGTTCCAGCAAGAGATTTTATATCTGTAAATGTAGCTTTAAATTCATTTAACTGATATGTGATTAATTTTAAATCACCATTAGATTCTATTGATTCTACTTTATCTTTGAGATGTGTAAATTCTAATCTGGAAGGAGAATCTGCTGTTTTAAGTTCATCTATTGATCCCATAATACTGAAATAAGTACCACAGGCTGATACTATAACAACAGCTATTGTTACTAAAAATTTTAAGTCAAATGTAAATTTGCTTGATTCACCTATTTCCATAGCTTTACTTTCTCCCTTTTTGTGTATTCTTTGTATTGATTTTATAGCAAGATTTAAATCTGTTCTTGTTATATATCCTAAATCCAGACAGCACTTACCAAACTTATTACCAGTTACTTCATGTTCTAATTCTGCTTTTTCTCTTTGCTTCTGAGTAATCTTGTTGTTGTTTAATAACCAATCTCCAATATTCATTCTTCACAATTCCTCATAGCTTCTGATAATTCTTTTGCTCTGTTTGGTGTTTGTTTTGCCCATAAACTTTGTAACATTTCTATACTGGCAGCTTGATATTTACCACATTCTATATAGTGTAATGTTTTAACAAAATTAAATAGTTTATTGCCAAGTTGATAGTACATATTCTGTATGATGTTCTGTACATCATGAGGTAATTTTCTGAAAAAGGTTAGTTTTCTTTGTAATACTTTTTCATTACTTGCCAATCTTCTTTCAAGAATAATATCACATACATCTTCATCAAGTTCTAATGAAGCTACAAGAAAGCCTATTCCAATAGTGTCATATCCCAAACTGTCTTTGTAAACCTTTTTAGAATAGCCTTCATGCCTTTTGATGTCAGCTATTAATGACATTACCAGTATTTAACACCAATTTTAATAATTAAATCTGATGTTGAAGCAACATTCATAGTTTCTCCTGCAATAGCTGATATATAAAGGCTTTGAGTTTTGTTTCCATTAGCCCAATTAGCACCTTTTACAATAGCACCTATTCCATCAACTGATGGATCAGTTATAGTTGCAATATTAGCTATATCAACACTACCTGCACCTCCACCTGCTATCCAATCACCATTGACAATAGGGATAGTTGCCTGTACTTCTTCTATTACACCAATAACTGCATCTGCTGTAGCATTAATTGTTCCAAGAGCAGTTGTTGAATTTGTAAAATATAATGTGAAATCATGTGTTCCAACAACTTGTTTATCAATTATACATATACTAACAATTTGTGCTGCACTACCTTCATCTTTAAAAAAGTTATGTATTTCAGTTGGTGCAAACAACACATCACCTGCTGCATAATCAGGAGTAGCTTGTACTGCTGGTATAACTGTTAGCAAATCATATTTGCTTGTTATGTTAGCCATTATTTACCTACTTTCTTTTTTGCTTTAGGTTTTTCTTTTTTTATTTCTTTGCCATCAACATCACATTCAATAAATCTATCTTTCAATGATGCAAGATCATGGTTTTCTGTTGCTTCTATTATAATGCCATTAGGTTTTTTAAAATATTTTGCCATTAATTCTCCAGTTTAATATATGGGTGATGTCCGACACACCACCCATATAAGGTTAATAATCAGTATTATTGATTAAGAAACATCAGTTAAGACATAAACACCAAAAGTGTCTTTTATTTCTATTTCACCCCAGAAACCTGTGGCTACATAATTTACTGCTCTTAACATTTCATCTCTTTCTGCTGCTACTCTGAACAATCCTTCAGCACCAATACCAAGACCAATTCCACCTGATGAGAAAGCAAATCCTGCTGCATCACCACCTGATCCTACATCTTCATCAATCTGGTCTGACCAATAAACATTAAATCCTGCTATTGAACCAATAAAACCAGTTTGGAAGGCTTCTTCACCTTTAGATCCCATTAAAGACATAGGTTTAGCATTTGATCCAGTTACTGCATCATCATGTAATAATGATATAATGCCTTTAGCACCCCATACCTGCTTTGGTGATAATACCAAATTATATGGGAATGGTGCAGAAGCAGATCTTAATTGCCTCATTGAACCAAACACATGAGATAAAGCAAGTGCTGTACCTGCTGCTGATTCTGTTTGAGAAAATCCTTTACCAAGTTCTACTAAATCATCATCAAGTTTAGCTGCAACTGCATTACCTAATGCTGTTCCTGCTTGACCTGTAATATCATCATTAGAACCCATTAATACAAGATCACTAACTGTTGAAGCAATTACATGTTCTGATACAGTAGCTGTTCTTGCTGCTGATGTTATAGCAACAGCAGTAGTAGTTGTTGCCTCTGTTGCTGCTGTTACATTTCCAGATGTAAGTTTAGTCCAATCACTAAAATTAACATGATTAGAACCTCTTGCACATTGTTGAACTGTAACAAGAGGAAACATTACATTTACATGATTAAAAGCAATTACAGCATCACCTATTGTTCTACCCAGACCACCTACTGCTGTGCTTGTGTTAGTTAAAGCCATTTTTTTCTCCTAAAATATTTGCCTGTCTTTCAACTGCTATAAATAGCCTTCATTTTGACAGAAATTAATTTGTTTGATAAGGTTTCTTTAATGTGCCTTTGCCAAAGCCAGAGAATGTTCCCATAGATTTTGCAGTAATAGATTTACCTTTAGCATTTCTATCTGCTCTTTCTTCAAGTTCATCTACATAAGACATATAATCCATATCTTGCCCTTTGTATTTAACACTTGCATCTCCATCAGGTTTAATATCTACTTCCATGTCCTGATTAGGATCAAAATCAACACCCAGTATTTTGCTATGGTCTTTCTTAATTGCCATAACCTATTTTAATACCTTTAGATGTATTTGTTTGATTAGATTTTTTATATCCTTCAGGATCTTTAGTTGCCCATTCAGCAAAACTTTCATATCCACCCATATCTCCTGCTTTACCAGTAGTGGCTCTTGCAGATGATGTTGAAGGTGCATTAACATTAGTAACCTTATTTACATAAGTTTCAAGTTTATTTAAATCACTCAAACCATCAGCAATACTCCTATCTGTATCATCAGTAATTTTAGACATCAATGATTCTCTTTTTTCAGTTTGGTAAGTATTCCATTGTTCAGATTGACCTTTAAATGTATCTCTTTCTTTAGTCATAATATCAAGAGCTTCTTTCAATTTGCCATCTTCTACAAGTTTAGCTTCAGCTTTTGATTTGCTATCAGAGTTCATTTTGTCAATCTGTGCTTGGAGTTTTCCTACCTGCCCTGCTAAATCATTCTTTGCCTGATTAACTTCTTGGAATCTATCATAGGGTACATTTTTATCTTCAGCTTCTGTGCTGGGATTGTTAGCCTGTGGTTCTTCAGGGGTTTGAGTTTCTACTTTTTCTTCTGACATTTTACACCTCTTTAGTGAGTTTTAGTTGAAAATTCTTATTCATAATATAATTTGTTTTGTGATATATAACACAATTTTATTTCCCAATCTTATAAGTTTTTTTACCTTTTGGAAGTTTCTTATTGATATATAATCTTGATTCTTTACTTAAATATTTTATAACACTATCTGGTAATGCCTGATTAGATGCAGATAATACTCTGCCCATATCCTTTAACCATTTTATCTTAGCACCATGTGCAACCCAACCTAATTGAAATCCATTAGGTGATGTTCTGATTAAACTAAAATCTCTTAATAAATCAGATGTTAATACAGGTGCTTTAGTTCCTGAATATTGTGATGCCTGTCTTTTAAATTTGTTTGCTCTTTTAGCTGTGCCATATTCTTTTGTATATCCTTTGAATGGTCTGCCAAATACATCTTTAGCATCTTGAAATATATGCTTCCTATATCTATCTCTTGTATTAGGACCTACTCTCCTGAAGAATGTAGCATCAAGCATCTGTGTCCTCTATTGGTTCAAATTGAATACCATTATCATTTGGAAGTTTTTTTGTATGTGACAATTCACCTGAAACAATTTCAAAAGGAATACCATCTTTATATGCTTTACAAGTTCCCCAATTTTCTAAATTATAATGTTTACAATCTAAGCAAGATATTTCTTTTGCCATATTAACCACCTATTGTTGTTATATTTTTTTCATCAAAAACTACATACCAATTTATGTCATTTCTTTGTGGTATTATTAATCCTTGATAACCTAAATCCTGAAAGTATTTTGTCATCTTTTTTGTGAAAGACATATCACCAGTTATTGCACTATTAATCTTAACTTTTAATGCAGCACCTTCCATTACACCTGATGGAAATTTGAACATTTTATCAACATTTATTTTTATTGCCATTACCTGTGATTGCTGACCAACATATTGTGCTGCAAACAAATTGGCATCTCTTACATTATCAGTAAAATACACACCTTCACCATATATTCTTCCAGTTGTTGTTCTTCTCTTTAAAGTAAAGCCTTCTTTTGCAATATTAGTTGCATTTTTAACACCAGTAGCATGATATATAGTTTTTTTAACACTACTATTCCTAACAAATTTTTTAGCAACTTTTTCTGACATAGATGGCTTCCAATTAACTGTGCCTGATGTCTTTTGTTTTATTACTTGCTGTGCTTGTTTGCCTTCAAATAACTTAATACCTTCATCAGATGCTATCTCCCATTTATGTCTGCAATTAATACCACCACCATCAACTAATGAAGCAGCCCAACCATTATCCATTATCTGTGCTTCTGTTAATGCACCTTCACTTGAATATTCTAAACATTCATCTCTTGTTCTATCATCAATAGGTCCAACATAAACATACTTGGTATCTTTAGGTGCATCTTTCATCATAGTATTAGTTGCTACTCTTGAATATGTATTTAATCTTGTATTGATTAATGCTCTTTGAGCAGCAGGTGATGCTGCAACTGTTACTTGATTTAATATTTCAGATGCTTCCATTCCAGATATAGCACCTGTACTTAATAAACTTGTTAGCTGTGATGCTTCTGTACCTATGAGTTCATCTAATATAGAAATGTTCCCATCTAAAAAGGATTCTAATGTTGTTTCATTTACTGGCATTAACATCTCCAAATGGTATTGTTTCTTCAAGTATGGTTTTATGATGTGATATGAATAGTTGTTTTGCTTTGCTTATCTTTGCACCTAAAATAGCTTTTAAATCCATTTTATTTAATGCTTCAACAAATTCATCATCTGTTACTTTTTCTTTTAATTTAAGTAGGTCTTGTGTTACTTCTAATTTAGCTTTAGCAATTATATCAACTATCTGTGTAGTAACATCATCTATCTTATCTTGGTCTGCCATTATTCTGTTGGTTTAGCTAATGCTTCAAGTAATGTATTCTGTGGTGGTGCTTCTTCTTCACCAAATGTAGTTTTCTTTTCAGCTAATATTTCTTCTGCTTCTTCTCTTGTTAGATCAGGATTCTTCTGCATCATAATATCCACTATATCAATCAGACCTTTAGATAATTCCCATTCCCACTTATCTCTTTGTTCTTGGTCTGATAATATATCTACTGATTCAGCAAAATCAACATCTTCTAAATCACCTGCATCTTGACCTAACTCTACTGCTACCATCAGTTGTTCTAATTCAAACAGCTTATACTCTATATCCCTCCATCTGGTAACATCTGATTTTCTATCATCTTGCAACTCCTGATTCCTCATTCTTAAAGCTACTCCAGATTCAGCAGTAGTACCTTCAACAAAACTTGTAGGTAGATGATAATTTTGAGCCAACATTTTATATGAACTTCTAATAGATTCATCAAGTGCTGGTATTGAATTAGGAGGAGATACAATACTTATAGTACCATCTACCCCAAGATAATTAATCTTATCCTGACCAATAGTCATACTGTCTTTATCAATGCCACTGCCATTAACAAACATATACCCAAATGACTGGAACATGACATTGGCAGCTTTGTTACTTTCAGCTACATTTATTGTAAGGTTAGTTGCTATCAAATCATTGGAAGCATTAGTATCCAGATAGTTCATCTCTGGCTTACCTTCCCTGTAACATTCAACAAATGGTAATCTTCCATAAGGATTAAGCATATCAGGATTATCATCATTAGTATATGATTTACCATCAGCATCAAACACAAAATGATTTTCACTATCCCAGTATGCCCATTGTTCTGGAGTAGTATCAAGCACAGTTGCTTTCTTTGTAATAGGATATATTATTGCTTCTGGATTAAGTGGATCATCACCAAATATAGGTTCATAATCCCAGATAATATCATACTCAATAGAGCCTACTCCATCTTCTGTTGTCCTCCAACATGGTTTAAGCAGAACACCATCAAGCAGATTAGTAATTCTTTCCAATCTTTGCAGTTTCAAATCTTTATCCTTAAAGAAATCAGGCAAATCTTCTCTTGTATATAATCTTGTTGGTGGTGTCATATACACTAAAGATATTCTATCTATTACTCTTTTAGTTACATTAACATTACCTGTAACAATCTTGGATAATGTAGATTTGCTAAAGTATCTGGAAGTATATTCAATGGTATTACCTTTATAGTAATCCATAGCTTCATACCTGTCTTGCTTCCACTTATTCTTGGTTTGCTGATTAATATCCCATTTACTAATTTTGACTGCAAGTTCTCCTGCATTTGGAATCATATTCTACTCCTTATTATCTGTCTTGTGTGCCTATACTTGGTTTAACTACTGGAAATTCCCATGATACTCCATAACCTAAAGCATCTGTTAGGTGTGTTAAGTTTTTGTTTGATTTGTCTATATCTCTTGTACCTTGCTTATTAGTAACCTTTTCAAGATCACCAATTAAATCCTTACATGACTTATCAATTAATATATTGTTATCTGAAAATTGTTTATTCATAGCATTAACTCTATTAACTACTCTTGGATTGATATGTGCAACATTAACCTTGATATTATTTCTTCTTACTATATCAATATCAGAGTATTGTGCTGATGAATGTCTTGCTGTTCCTGTTGCATCAGGATATGCTATATAACTATTTTTTGGATATAATTCTCTAACAGTATCACACATTCTCTGTGTCATTAAATCACCTTCTCCCCTGTGGTGTAATGATATTTCTTTGACCACTCTAATGTTAGGTTTCTGTGAATATTTTTGCCAAATGACTGCACATAATGGATCACAATTCCAGTCCATTGAGATTCTGATTGGTAGGTTAGGGTTATAGGATACTTGACCTGTGTGCTTTTCTCTATTGAAACCATAATATGTACTCCCTTGTTGTAGGTTAGTAAATTCACCATTCATATATGCCTTTAATAATCTATCATCATAAGTATTTTTCATAAGTTCTAAATAAGAATCTGGTAGATACTTATTATCTGTTGTCTTACCATGTATTAACACCCTATCATTTGCTGCATCTTCTACAAATATCTTATGGCAGTAGTGATAACCTTCTGGTGTAGATACTATAAATATCTGGCAGTTATCTGATCCTCTCATTCTTCCAATAGATTTCTTAAATGCCATATCACAGTTCTTCCAACTTTCTACATCAAACTCATCAAAACCTATGTATGTAAGTTCAGCACCTATAATTCTTTGTGGCTTCTGTAACTGATATAGTTTGATTACACCATAAGGTGTTTTGAATTTATGTTTAGATATGTTATAGGTAAATGGAATACCCTTATCAGTTAGCATCTCTTTAAATGGTTCAACAAACAACTCATCTGCTAAATCAAATGTTGGATATACAACCCAACCATTAGATACACCCTTACTATTCTTGTTCATAAGATGATGGCAGAAAACCTTCCTCTGAAATATATAAGATTTTCCTGAACCATACCCAGAAATAAGTCCAATAATAGGAACATCATTATTGGTTAAGAAGGACCATTGATGTGGGAAATAATCTTCTTTATGTAATCTTAGATTATAACCCATCAAACTCTATTTCATCTATTGGTTTAATAAGTTCTATTTCTTGTTTATCTGATTGACCTAATACCTGTTTACCTAACCATATAAGCATAACAACATTGCCTTTCTCTGCTGCCTTATATTGTAATTGTCTTAATCTAATTTTACCCTTATCTCTACCTTTTGTAAGATATTCCGAATAACTCTTTTCAAGAAGATCAGGACTACAACCAAAATAAGAAGCCATTTCAATGTTGGTGCAACCAAATGAAGCTAACTGTTCTAATTTGTCTGTTGGAATTTTATATTTTTTTGGTCTGCCTATTGATTTTTTTTTAGCCATAAATTGTTTAAATATTAGGTATATATTACATCATAATATAAGATAATTTATTTAGTATGAAAATTATTTATTAGTTTTGCTTTGTTTCCAGTAAACTTTTCCCATCTGTTAATTGTAACATCACAATACTTCTCATCTAATTCCATTCCATAGCATACTCTATTAGTTTTTTCACAAGCAATTAAAGTGCTACCACTACCTAAGAATATATCTCCAACAATCTTTGCATTATGATTTTTTATTGCCCTAACAGCCAATTCCACAGGTTTTTGTGTTGGGTGTAATTTATTTCTCCCATCTTTGTTTATTTCCCAAATAGTGTTCTCTTTTGAATCTCCACACCAATTCATAGATTTCCCTTTAGGCTTACAATAAATACAGGGTTCATGTTTTTGTTTGTAATGTGCATTCATAGCTGCATATCCACCATTCTTCACCCATATAATTAAAGCTGATATATCTGCAACAGTTTTTAAAGAACTATAAACATCTTCTGCTTTTGTACCTGCAAACCAAATATAGATTGCACCATCTGTATATTCTGTTATTATTGGTATTGCTTTTGGATATATAGATATATCATCATTTTTTAATTTTTGTCTTTGCCCTCTTTTAACTCCCTCTGATGTAAATTGTATTCCACCATCATATTCTACTCCATAAGGTGGATCTGTAAATACCATATCAAATCTATTACCATCTAATAATAATTCTATATTTTCTTTCTTTGTACTATCTCCACATAATAGCCTGTGCTTACCTAATTCCCATACATCTCCTAATTTACATACAGGCTCTACATTATCAG